GCATTATCCATTAATACTGATGAAAATGTTGATTCTGCACCAAGTTCATCATCAATAGTCTGCCATACAAATGGGAGTACTTGGTTACCTGTATACACTAATTCCCATGTGCTTCGTTCAAAATAAACAATAAGACGATCTTTGAGTATTTTAGCAGTTATTATTGCTTCTCGTGTTGGGGCTTCTATCCAACCACCTTTTCCTGGAACATTATCATACCAAGCATCAGCTGCTACTGGATCACCATTTTGGCACCAACGAGCCCTATTAGAGAAATTTTTAGCTGGAAGAGCTGCTCCAACTTGCTCAAGAGTATTAAGAGCAATAAGACGGTCTTTAAACGACACAATTAATCGTGCTGAATGTAAATAATAATTAGCAGCTACTCGGGTTGCTGGTGCAATCGTTGCCCATGCAGCACCAGTCCAATATTTAATTTGATCTGCTTGGTTATTATTAACTACAAACAACCAATAATCATCGTTAAGTGTTCCACGGTAATTAGTTCCCCAGAAAAACTGACTATTTGATCCGGTCCATAAACCAGTTCCTAAACGACTCCAACCCCCTCCAGCTCTTTGATATGCAAATTGTTGGTCAAATGCAAAAACTGGTTCATCGTTTACATCTATAATTTCATAATTCATGATACCCATAACAGGTTCTGCCGGATAAAAGTAAATTTGCGTTGCAGGTGTTGAATTAACAAAATTAAATTGACCTGTATCTGTGTCAAAATCCGCTATAACTCCAGGATCTGTACTTAACATTGTTTGTGGACCACCGCCAGCACTTAATGTTATAACGGTAAATACCTCATTTCCAATGGAAAACATCTGGCCAATTTGGAAATTATTTCCAGGAATAACACCTGAAGCATCTCCAACTCCATCTGTCATTCCACCACCACCACCATCAGGATAAAAGTAAATTTGTGTAGTAGCAGCAGCAGCAACAAATACATATGCCCCTGTTGTAGTATCATAAGTATGCGTAGTAGCAGCTCCTGTAGTCGCCATAACTCCAGGAGTACCTAAAGCAACAACTGTAAATATTTCGTCTAAAATACTAAATTTTTGTCCTATTTCAAAAACAGTACCCGGAACTGTACCATTCGCATCTCCTACTCCGTCAGTTATACCAACACCAGCTCCACCAGCCAATGCAACTTGAGTATTAGGAATTGCTATTCTTAACCTTGATGCAAGTACTTCAGTTATAGGAGCAACTGAATCAGTAGTAAATAATCTACTTCCGACACGCTTTTTAACACGACCACGCCATACATATGCATTTTGCAATAAAGCAAACGCATTTTCAGTTAAAAGCCAGGGCTTTACTGATTCAACCAATCCTGATTCATAAGGGCCTATAAAGTATGCTTTTCCTGCCATATTATATTCCTATAACTATCCAATATGTTTGTGCGCCAGCAGTTGGAGTTCTTACTTCTAAAATTGGAGCTGGAGCAGTTCCAGTGATAAATGCAGCAGCTGCTCCATTTGTTGTTACTTTAGGAGTAGCAAAAGCAATAAAAGGTAATACTGCATTATTAAAATTTGGACCAGGTTCTGCATTAAGATTTACTTGAGATACCGCAGTTGTTACTATGCTTCCCCATTTCACTAATAAACCTGAAGGTAAATATGTCCAACCATTAGTAGTTCCACCACGAGCAGTTATAGGAACTCCAGTTTCTCCATTCCGTTTTACATATAACTCTTGGCTACCAGTTAATGCATTTAAGAAATTATATGTAACCATTTGTGTTGCTGCTGCAATAGGTTCTGCCCCTATATTAGTAAGATCTATTTTTGTATGCTTACCACTATTTGCAGCATCAATAGCTTCATGGTTTATATTAATTGTAGTTGCAATAGATGCAAAATTAGTATTTATTGGTGCTTGTGTTGCACTTATACGATCAGTTGGGTTTGGCGTATTGTTATATGCAGGCATTATTTCTCCTAGGGCAGCTTACCTATTATAATTCCATGTATTACTATCACTTAAAGACTGAGCATATATAGTCGCAGTTCGTTCATTGGATTGCTGAATTAGAGTTCTGCGTTGAACTAACATTTCTTGCTGTTTAAACTCAGGTGTAATCAATTGAACACTATCCATATCCATACGGTCTTCAAAGATGGTTTTTGCCGCTCCATACGCTATGTATTTATAATGTTGTTCTAACATCGGATAGTCCCCAGCAGCGACTAATTCTGTCGGTCTAATGTATGTTTCAATCTTTACTTCATATGATATATCCGGAACAGGTCGAAGTGTGAACTTATTATCAAAATACAACATGCTCATAGGTCTACCGGCAGAATATCCAACAACCTGCGCATAAACAGCTTTCCCCGTATCAGGAGGATTAGTAAAGGTAATATCATAAACACCAGTAACATAATTTATATCACTTGCTGCTCCTAGGTCGCCATATAAATCACCATCGCCTAATGTATCATAAAGAGACATTCCCGCATTGGCATTATCAATAGAAGTAAACAATACAGCATACGGCAATACTGGTGTAGTACTTAAAGTACCCGTGAAATTAGTTGTTACCCCATCTCCAGTTCCAATCTGTATGCGTCCCTGTATCTCCGGATATAGACTAAAGAAATCATTACGTGATTGTGTAAAATATGCTTTATACCCCGAAATATATACCGGATCATGAGTAGTTATATAAGCATTCTTAAAATTATATAATGGATTAGCTACATCTACCGTATTTGTTTCATAGACAGCAACATTCGGTTGGGTATAAAACGAAAGTGTTGTCCGAAAAGTAAATAGTCGTAAATGCTCAGGAAAGTCATACAAGAGAAAATCATTTACATAACCATCAATCTCAGCATTAGTAAGCTGAGTATCTGATGGAGATCGTGTCAATCTTCGAACTTTTGTTCTGATATCGGCTAAAGTGGCTGGCATAACTTCTCCTATGGGCTACGACACGTTACGAACTGCAACATCATATACATTTAAAACATTACCTACTGGAACACACGTTGCTGTTTGATTATAATATGGAGGCGATGCGGGTACAGCAAAGGGATCATATTTACTCGTATCGAGATCCATACTAAACGTTGTCGGCGAGAGTACTGTTATCTTGCCGGCATGTTTATCTATCTGTCTCATGCCATAATAAGCCGGTACATTAATACGAATAATTAATCCCGTTACATAATCATGTGCAAAACTCGTTTCTATCACTACGGGATTTGCCTGTGTTATGGACGATATCAGCCTCATAGCTGGTTGATATCGTGGATCCGGATTAGCGTACCATTCTGGCATCGTATTCCTAACTTATTTTAGGTAAATCATTAATAGTTATCTCTTCTATTTGTGGTGGTTCCATGTCTCGAATATCTTCAATATCCATAAACTCTAAGTTCTCAAATGAACACCTTCTTATTTTACGACGAGCTAAAGAAGAAGGGCTACCATTTTTATCTAAAAGAAATTGATGCTCATAACGGCCAACATTATTATTTAAATGCCGTGCAACACCAAAAGGTAATGTATAAACTTCACCATCTTTAAGATCATAACGCATTACAGGATCACCCTTATATAATCTAAGCACAAAAGGTAATGTTCCCCCTGGAATCTCATGATAATTAAATCGTCCACGCACTGGCTGTGCATCTCGTTCCCGTAATTTCGATATATTAACTTTTTTCTTTTTTGGGACTGTATTCGAACTTACTACTACTCTTCCTGCCGTATTCTCTATCATAGTTCTCCTAGAAAGTAGGGCCTAATTAGGCCCTACTTATTTTATGTTAATGTTTATTCCATCAAATTACTGAATGACTTACCTGCACGCCATTTAATAACGTCATCTTGATGACCTGCTGGACTTAAACTACCCTCATTAGGGTTAGCAACATTACCAACATGTAATCTCATTCCGAGATATCCAGTGTTGTGTGTTGCATCTGCAAGAATATCTACAGCACCCGTAAGAGCTGTTCCCATATCAATACCTACAGGAATTACTGATGGCATTGTGAATGGAATATCTGCCGGTAATGCAAATGCAAATGCAGTAAATCCAGATGAATCAATGTTGGTTGTTATTGTTCCTGCTGTTACGGCAGTTACAATTCCTTCAACACCGTTAATTTCTACCATGCCAAAAGAAGCACTTGGAAGATTAACGCGTATTTTCTGGCCAACAGTGTATCCATGGTCAACTGATGTATGAATTACAGCGCTAACTGCTTGAGTAATATTTACTATCCAGCGATAACGTGGGTAGAAAATTGGATCATAAGGAATTACCCTGTAGAATCCAGCTGTTCCTGCTGCTCCAGCAGCATTAGCCATGTTATAAGCCATTGTAAAATTAACACCAGCAGTAACAGCACCTACCTGGAAGTCCCAACCTCCAAGTGATTCAGCACCAGTTACACCAGAAAGACGTACAATACTTCCAACTGCTAAACCATTAGTATTTGCAGCAGCAACAACAGGAGCGACAACATTTGTTGCAGCTGTTATTGCTCGTGCAGCTCCAGGAGCAGTATCAGTTGAATCAATAAGTGTAAATCCAGCACCTGCAGCAGTTGCAGCAACAGCAAGAGTAGCATCTGCAGCTGGATGGTAATAAACCAATCCAAGACCTTCAGCCATTCCACGCTGCCAGTAATAATGGCAACCATAATCTGCATTTGTTGCTACTGATTGTGTCCAGTTAACAACAGTCATCCAATCAACATCCGAGCGCAAGACTATTATCTTATCAGCTTGGTTAGAAGTGAACTCACCTTGCTGTATTATTGTGTTATCCATAAGAAGATCTCCTATACTTTTATTAGTTTAATCGTGTAGCTCGTAGGTTTAATGCCCATAAATCATTGGTTATTCGAGAGGCAAAGCCCATCTTCCAACCAAGTGAAGCATTAAGTGCTAACGGACTATCGTATATAGGTGGTCTGTATATGAACTGATTACTCATACCGTCCTGATCAACAACAGTAAATGCCTCAGCACCCATACAGAAAATGTTATAAACATCATTTCCGTTAGCAGATGCAGTTGGAGTTACTGATCCTTCAGACGAAACGAAGAACCGTAGATTTTGAATAGTTCCCCATTCAGATGGAAGAATGTTCTTTTGTTGTGGATAGTTTGCAGCATTAGTAAAGCCATCCATTTCATTCATGTCTGAAGTTAGATCACTATCACATAATGCCCAGTACGAATTTCTGATAGGTGCAGTTCCGAACTTATTTGCGCCTTCAAT